CGCCGACGACGCGGGCGTACATCATCCGCACGTCGGACAATCCTTTCCTGCCCTCGTCCTACATCGACGACAGCAAGGCGAGGCTCGGCACCGACGAGGCGATCAGCGAGAAGCTCGAAGGCGTGCGCACGGCGCGCGGTGGGCGAGTCTATGCCCGCTTCGCCCGGCAGACGCACGCTGTCGCGCCGGCCGTGGTCAAGCCTGGCAGGGGCAGGCTTGCCGTCGGGTGCGACTTCAACGTGCGCGCCATGCAGTGGGTCGTGGCCGAGATCGACGACGACAGGAGAGTGGCGCACATCGTCGGCGAGGTCTGCAAAGACGGCGGCACGACGACGGACGAGCACGCTGAGCGCGTGGCTGCATGGATCGGGCGCTACCTAGAGCGCACGCGCGGGCGGCGCTACTCGCGCGACGAGATCGCGAAGATGCGGATCAGCGCCTACGTCGACGCCAGCGGCACGGCGCTCAAGTCGACGTCGTCGCTGTCTGACGTGCACCTGCTGCTTCAGGCGGGCTTTCGGCCGGTGCATGGGTCGCGCAACCCGCCGGTCAGGGATCGCGTGAACACGTTGAATTGCCTGTTCCGCGACCGCAGGATCACCGTCGACGGCGAGGCGTGCCCGACGCTGATTAAGGCGCTTGAAACGCAGGCTTACGACAAGAGCGGCGAGCCTGAGAAGAAGACCGGCGCCGCCGACGTCAGCCACATCGTCGACGCGCTCGGGTATCTCGCGCACTGGCAGTGGCCCGTCGACCGGCCGGGCGTGGCGTCGACGGTGCGCGCGTCAAGCATGGTCGACGAGTGGGGCGCCGTTGGGTAGCCTTGACGGCCTGCGCTTACATAACCGCCGCAGCGTGGTAGGCTTGGCGCATGCTCACGCTGAACGCCGCATCCGACGCCATGATCGAGCAGATCCGAGAAGACGCCGGGGTGTGGACGCCCGATCAGCTGTCCGATTTGCTGACCATCGGTCGACGCCAGCGCGCCGCAGACTACGACGTCGTCGTCGCTGGGCTGGCGCGGCGGTACAGCGGCGATCAGCAGATCATTGTGCGCGAGGCGATGCGCAAGGCCTACCCGCGCACCGGCGACAAGATGCCGATCGACCCAATCAACTGGCTGCGCTTCTTCGCGCGACAGGACTCCGGCGTCTACATGACGCCAGCGACGCGCGCCCTCGTCGACGTGGCGACGGGCGAGCAACTGGCCGAGGACGACCCGCGCGCCGAAGCCTTTGCCGACGCGCTTGAAGACCTTGCGCTCGACGTCGTCATGCCTGAGGTCGAGCGTCGCGCGGCCACGGGCGTGCGGGCTTCTGCGGTGCTCGTGGGCTGGCGCAAGGTCGCCGACGAGCAGGAGCCCGTGGCGCACATCTACTGGCCCCACGACGTCGTCACCATCGCGCATCCATCGGCGCCAGACGAGGACGAGGCGTTTTGGTTTGTCGCGTTGCGGCAGGCGACGGAGCAGACCGCTTCGTCGTCGCCGGTGTGGTGGGTCTGGTCGCGTGAATTCGTCGAGGATGCGCAAGGCAACGTCGCGTCGTTCTCGCCGTGGTCGCATCGTCGCGTGAGCGAGGACGGCAAGGTGCAGACGGCGTCGGAGTCGTATCCTGGCATCCTGCCCGTCGCGTTCCTTCGCACGGAGCCGGGCAATGGCGGCTGGTGGCCTGCGCCCGATCGCGACGTGTCGGTCAACGTCGACACGCTAAACGTGTCGCGATCGAATCGGCAGCACGTCGTCAACATGCAAGCGCACGCGCAGGCGGTCTACAGCGGCACCATGCGCGAGACGAGCGAGCTCGTCGGCGGTCCCGACGCGGTGATCCACGTCGGCAACGGCGAGGTCCTGCAATACCTGACGCCAAGCGCCGACCATGCCGCGATCCAGATTAGCGCCACGCGCGACTTGCAAGAGCTCGGCGTCTCGCGCGGCAACAGCCCCGACGCCTACGCCGTCGAGCCTGGCGCGCCACAGTCGGGCGTGTCGCGGTTGATCGCGAACGCGCCGCATGACCAACGCATCTCCGAGATGCGCCCGATCTTCATCGACTTCGAGGAATCGGAGCTCCTACCGATCGTGCTCGACGTGCTCACGCACTTCTCGCCCGAAGCGCCCGCGTCGTTTGAGGGCGTCTACCCCGTCGTCACGATGGGCACGGCGAAGGTCTACGAGGACGACGCGGCGAAGACGCAGCGCGTGCTTGACCTGCTGACTGCCAAGATCATCGACGAGGCCGACGCGCGCGTCATGCTTGGCCTGTCGTCGTCGCGCGACGATGCGCTGGCGTACCTCGCGCAGAAGCAGCAGGCCGCGGCACCTGCGACGCGCCTCGCTGGCGTGGTCGCTGGCCCGTCGCCGTTTACGGCGCCGCGTGAGACGTCTGCCGGCGCCGCAGTGACCGAGGCCGAAGAGTGAGCGGCGCAGACGCGGCTGGCCCCGTCGCCGACAGCGCGATCGCGGACCTGCGCGCGGTGCGCGATGGCTTGCAGCGCGATCTGCTGCGGGTGCTGCTGCAACTCGACACCGAGCCTGGGGAGGATTCGCTTGTCCGACGACAGGGACAAACCGCCGTCGCCGTCTATCGACAAGTCGAGCGACGTCTGGCGTCGCTGGGCGATGAAATTGCGAGCGTCGCGGGCGCGCGTGCTGTCGAGGCGGTTGCGGCGGTCGTCGGCGCACCTCCGTCGACGCTACCCCTCGACGTCAGAGCCGAGCTAGACCAGATCGTGAACGGCCAGATCGGCGACGTCGTCGCCGTCTTCCGCGCCGCAAACGACGAGATCCGCCAAGCCGTCGCGCGCGGCATCACGACGGGCGGCAGTCTCGCCGATCTTGTGTCGGCGGTGTCCGATCGGATGGACGTCACCTTTCGCCAAGCGCAGGCCGCGGTGGATGCGGCGGTCATGGCCGCTGGTCGGCGCGCCGTCGTCTCGATCGCGCTTGACGTCGAGGAAGACACCGACGAGCAGATGGTCTTCGTCTACGTCGGGCCGCGCGACGCGAAGAATCGGCCTTTCTGCCGTCAATGGGTCGGCAAGGCTGTGGTCGACCCGCGCAAGCTCGACAACGGACAAGACCTGCCCGTCGAGGACTACTGCGGCGGGTACAATTGCCGCCACTCGTGGGCGCCTACGCCGATCCCGCTCGCCATCGAGAACGGGTATCGCATTTACGACGAGACGGGGGCCGACGTGACCGACAGCTTCCGCGCGCGTATGCTTGAGGCATCTACCGTCGTCGACGTGGAGTGACGTCATGGGCATCGAGATCACAAAGCGTGGGCGCATGCCGAAATTCAACGCCGAGGGGATCGCACGCGAGATCCAACGATTCGCACCTGGTGCCATTATCGAGCGCACCGGGCGCGGGCTTGACCTCAAGGGCAAGCCGTTTGCTGCCTACTCGCCGCGCTACCGTAATCGGCTCAAGCGCATGGGCGAAGACCCTAAGGTCGACCTGCGCCTGTCGGGTGGCTTGCTCAATTCGGTCAAGGCGCGCGACGCGCTGCTGCGCGCCGACTCGGTCGAGGTCACGATCGCACCCGACACCGGCACGTCGCCGGTGTGGAAGGCAAAGGCGGGCGGCAAGCGCCGCGAGCAGGGCAAGCGGTCGGCTAAGCAGTCGCCGCCGCACAACATCGTCGGATATTGGCTGCACTTCGGCTCGCCGACGATGCGCGCGCGCCCGTGGATGGGCCTCGACCCGACGCAGGAAGAGTATTTGCGCAAGCGCATCGCGGCGATCATGTGGAAGTGACCACCCGCGTTGCGCTTACATAACGACCGCTGTAGGATCAAAGCATGACGACCACCTCCGCCCCTGAGGGCGCGCCTGTCTCCCCCGCGCCGGCCGATGCCGGCAGCAACGCTTCGCCGGCCGTCGACGCCGTCGAGGACCTTGCCGCACTGCGCGCCGCCGCCGCCGAATTGGCCGCGCTGAAGGCTGAGGGCGCCGCTGCGCGCAAGGCTGACCGCGACGCGCGCAAGCGTGCACAGGAAGAGGCCGAGAAGGCTGGCGAGCTCGCCAAGGCCCTCGACGCCGCGAAGTCTCGCCTTGCGGAGCTTGAGGCCGTCGAGCCCATGGCACAACGCTGGCGCGCCCATGAAGAGGCCGAGGTCAAGCGCCTCGACGCTGAAGCCGCCGCGCTGCCCGACGCCGTGCGCGCGCTGTACGCCGATGCGCGCGACGTCGAAGCCAAGAGCAAGATCCTCGCTGCCTTCCGCGCGGCTGGTGGCTCGACGGCGCCGGCCAAGTCAGTGGCCTCGCCGCCCGCACTCGGCGCGCCGCCTGCCGTCACCGTCGTCGACGTCGAAGCGGCGCTGGCCGACCCGACGGGCAAGCGGCTGGCTGAGATCAAGGCGCGCGACCCTGGCGCCGTGTCGCAGTTTTTCTCTTCGCTGCTGGGCAAGCGTGCCGGCAGCACTTCCCTTGGCGTCGGGCGGTTCTCTGCCCGCCCGACCAAGGCGCCGAACGCCTAACGCGCTCACAGCGCCTGAAAGGACATCATTATGGCCGTCTCTTCGTCCACCACCGTCGCCAACTGGCTCCTCTCCGAGGTTATGTCGCAGATCGCGCTTGACCCGCTCCGCGGCAAGTACGTCCTGCTTCCCTTTCTCAATATGGCCGACATCAGCGGTCAGGCCACCAAGGTCCGCAAGATCCGCAAGAAGAACGCAATCGCCGCCGCTGTCGACGACAGCGAGGGCGTTGCTTTCAGCAACCCGGCCACCCTTGGCGTCGCGTCGAATATCTCGATCACGCCGTCGACGAAGGTGCAGGGCGTTCAGCTCACCGCTGAAGCCATTGAGCTTGCGCTGCCGGGCGTGCCGCGCGCGCAGGTCGTGCAGGCCATCCAGTCGGGCAATCCCGGCGCGCTGCCGCTTGTCCGTGACGCGATGGTCGAGATTCTGGAGTCGCATTACCTGCGCGCCGAAACCGACGCGCTGGCGCTTTTCTCGGGTCTGTCTGAGTCGGCGTCGTCCTCGGGTGCCAACCCGACTGCCGCGCCGCTGAGCTTCGCCACGCTGCTCGATGCGTTGATGAAGCTGCTCGACAACAACCCCGCGTCGGAAGACCTCGTCTACGTGCTCGACGAAGTCGGCGTCGGCGACCTGCGCACGCTGGCTGCCAGCGGCTCGGGCGCCGCGCTGTCGACGATCTTCTCGTCGGGCGTGGGCGATTTGGCGTTCTTCAACCACCGCCCCGATGCGTCGCGCAACGGCTTCCGCGGCAGTTTCGCCGGCATCCCGATCTACGCCGCGAACAAGGCCGTCATGGCGACCGCGAACACCGGCGCGGCCGACCGCGTCGGCGCGCTGATCGTGGCTGGTCGTGGCGAGACGGGCGCGCCTGGCAGCGTCCGCGGCTTCGCCGAGATGACCGAGCGTTTCGAGCCGTCGCTGGGCTTTCAGTACGACCTTGCCGACGACACGCTGCTTGCGGTGGGTCGCTGGTGCTGGGCTGTCGGTGAGCACACCGACGAGCACGGCGTGAAGATCATCTACGACAAGACCTGAGAATGACGACGAGAGAAGGGGGCCACCCGGCCCCCTTCTCTCTTTGCTTTCCCTCGATTGAGGCGCGACCGATGAAGAGAACAATCAAACTCCGCAGCATCAAAGACGTCCACGTCGTCGATTTTGTCGACGCGGGTATCACACGCGAAGGCGAGCCCACTGGCCAGCGTCAGGCGCTTGCGCGCGTGCTTGGCAAGAGGATCGAGGTCGACGGCAAGATGCTGCCCGTTTTCCTCGTCGACAGCGTCGGCGCGTGGGAGCTTCGCCCGACAGAGCGCCTCCCCGACGGCGACGAGTGGCAGCGATTTGAGGAAGACACAATCCGACGAGAGCATCCCGACCACATGATCAAGCGTTGGGAGGAAGCGCGCGCGAAATTCATCGGCGCCAGCGTTGAGCGTCGACGTCAGGCAGAAATCCAGCTGGAGCAGCAGACCGGCGCCGAGGTAGCCAAGGGCATTCAAAGCATGGTAAAAGCCCTGGCGCAGCAAGCGGCGACGACGCCGACCAAGGGAGGCCAGCGTGTCTGACGTCAAGCCCGCCACCGTCGACAAAGCGGCGGAACAAATCAAGAAGAACAACCCCTCAATCTCCTCGGAAAAAGCGCGAGCGATTGCCCGCGAATCCGCCGAGCGCATCAACCGCCAGCGCCGCGAAAGCGGCAAGTAACAGGAGGATTCAATGTCTCTCGCAGCATTCAACACCGGCGGCACGCCGATCGCTCTCGTCGCGCAGATCAACGACGGCACCGGCGAGACGATCACCGTCGCCGCCGCGGCCACGCCGCAGGCCATCCTGAGCGCCACGCTTTACACGGCCGTGAAGAACAACAGTGGCAGCACCCTGTCCTTCGCCGGCACGACTGGCGTCGTCACCGTCGCGCAGCCCGCGGCGATCGGCGACTATGAGGTGCTTGCTGTCGTCGGCGACGGCATCGGCACGAACAGCGCCGTGATCGACGTCGAAATCTGGGCCAGCGTCGGCGGCGCCGCGAAGGCGCAGATCGGCACCGGCTCGCGCAAGACCGAGCTGGCGACGGCGTCGCGTATGGGCATGCCCGCCGCCTACGCCGTCTTCAGCCCCACCGCCGTCGGCGACACGGTCGAGGCGCGCGTGCGCGTCGGAACCAACGGCCACGCGCTCACGCTGCGTGACTTCTCGCTGATCGTCCGCAAGATCGGTTGAACCGAACTAGCCCGAGGGTGAATCAATGAACCGCAAGATCCTTGTCTCCATTGTCGCCCTCGGGCTTCTCGTCGCTGGTGGCGTGCTGGCGTGGTCGCCGGGCGCCGTCGTCGAGGCCGTGCGCAACGGCGTTACGTCGGTCGGGCCGAGTTTCCCGCGTCATGAACGCGTTACCTGCGACACCACCGCTGGTGGCGTTGAAATCAAGCCGTCGGGCGGCTTGCAACTTGTCAGCTACGAATGCAAGAGCGCCGGCACCGTCTTCGTCGGCTCGACGACGGGCGCGGGCTCGGCGTTGACGACCGCAAACGGCGTGGAATTCGCCAGCGGCGACCGCTTCGGCTCCAACGTCCAGCGCCCCGAGCGGTGCATTGTCACCGCCGGGACGACGGTGCTGTCGTGCCGCTTTCTGGTGACCGCGTGGTGACCTCGCGAAAGCGCGCCAGATTCGTCGTGGCGCTCGCGCTGGCGTTCGCCGGTGCGTCGCGCGCGCAGTATGTGATCGGCGAAGAGGCGGGCATTCTAGGCGGCGAGCAGGGGTTTTTTCGCTCGCCCGTCTTTGGTGCAGTCGTCCCTTCGACAACTTTCGACCTCGTCGCTGGCGCCACCACGCCGAACGATTTGAGCGACTCGCTAATCGTCAATTCTGTCAGCATGGACCTCGTCCTGGCGTGCGACGCGCAGGGCGTGTCGGGCACGTCGTGGACCTGCCGCAATGCCGGCGGCCCCGTCACGCTCAGCGAGGCGGGCACGGGCACGTCGCCGTCGTCGATCATCAACACGCCGTTCCACGCGCACGACAGCACCGAACGCGGCGAGCTCTACGTCTCCACGGGCAAGCGCCACGACGCAGCGTCGTCGTCGGCGTTCGACTTGACCACCGAAGACCTCGTCATCGAGTACGTCGGGAAGCAGGGCGTCAGCGGCAGCGTCATCGTCGACAAGGGTCTCGGCGGCACCGACGGCTGGCGTTTTGCTCAGTCGGGCACCGCGTCGCTGGCGTTCTCTTTGCGAACGGCCTCGACGACGACGGCAGTGGGTGGCCCGACGGGGCACGTCGCGTCCTTCCTTCACGGCCTCGCCTTCGTCGACCGCTCAGAGGCGTCAACCAACGGCGCAGTCCTCTACATCAACGGCGCCCCTGGCACCGGCGCAGACCTCAGCACACGGTCGGCGACGCTGACCAACGCCTCGACGCTGGCCATCGGCGCCGCCAGCGCAGGCACGGCGAACAACGCCAACGTCATCAGCCTGCGCGTCTGGAAATGCGCGGCCTGCTTTGCGGGCGGCGCGAACAACCCCGCCCAATGGGCGCCCATCGCTCGCGCTCGCGCTGCTGTCGCGTGGGGCATCGACCCGACGACGGCAGCGGGCACACGCGGCCCCACCACGCTGACGCGCGCGACGACTGGCAACGTCGACGTCGTCGACGGCAGCGTTCGCCACCTGTACATGACCGGCAACGGAGCGCCCCGCGTAGCCCGCCGCACGCATAGCGCAGGCACCGTCGTCGCCGGCTACATGAGCGAGCCTGCGGTGTCGAACATCGCCCTGCAAAGCGAGACGCTGGGCACGACGTGGGCCGCGATCACCGTCGGGGACAACGTGCTGGCGAACGCGTTTGCGGGCGCCGATTTGACCGTCACCGGCGACAACATCGACGGCAACAACAGCAGCGCCGAGCACGGACTCCGGCAGTCGATCACCGTGACGGCGGCGACACACACCTTCAGCGCGTGGGCGAAGACCGGGGCGCAAAACTTCGTCGCGCTCCGCAACGCCACCATCGCCAACGGCGTCGCTTGGTTTGACGTGGCGACGTGCACGTCGTCGTCATGCGTCGTCGGCGAGGACTGCGCCGCTGCCGTCGACACGGTGCAAGCCGGAGTATTGCAGGCGCGCGCGCAGCGGTGGCCCGTCGACACCACGGGCGACGGCGTCGCCGACGTCGACCTCTGCCGTGTCAGCATCAGCTACACGGGCACGGTGGCGGCGCACGACCACGACCTGCTGTGTGCGCCGAGCGATGGCGTGCTCGCGTACACCGACGCCGACGCCACTGCCGACTGCGGTTTCTGGGGCGTGCGCGTTGAGGCGTTCCCGATGATGACGTCCTATCTGTCGACGACGACGGTGGCGACCGCACGCAACGCCGACGACGTGCGCTTTGACGGTGCCTCGCACTACACGGGATCGCCGTCGACGCTCGACACCGTCGTGCTCTGCCCGCCGCATAACACTGAAACCACGGCTACTTTTGCGAGCATCGGCACGGGCGCGGCCAATTATGCGCGTCTCGGCGTCGATGCTGCCAATGACCGCGCACTAGCCGAGGCGACGGTGACGACGCAGCAGTGGTCGATCATCGCTGGCAGCGGCGACGTGAGCGATGGTGCCTCCCATCGACTACGGCAGACCATGGCGACCAACGACATCGTCGCCTACTATGACGGCGCCAGCATCGGCACGGACACGTCGGCGACGCTGCCTTCTACTGCGTCGTCATTCATCTACTTGGGCACGACGGGCTCGACGGCAGCGGCGTCTGCGTGTTTGCTGTCCCGTGTTCGCCTGTGGTCGAGCATCGTGACGCCTTCGGTGACCCCATGAACCGCTCTTTGGCTGCATTCCTCGTCGCTGTCGGCGGCACCGTCGCCGGTGGCTTCGCCCTTCTCTCGTCGTCGCTGTCTCCGTCGGGTCAGTATCTTGTCGAGTGTGCGCCCGACGACGGCGATTGCGTGCTCGTCACCGTGCCAGCGCAGGATCAATGCGCCGTGCTGCTTGAAGGCGGCGGCGATCGGCCGGGCGAAGTGTCGGGCCTTGACGGCGACGGCGCGCAAGCGGCGCGCGCGTTGTTTGCGATGCTGGAAACAAGCGCCATCAGCGGTTTTCGCACGATCGTCGACGGTGCGGGCTGCAAGGTCGCGATCGCCCTTTCACGCGAGCAAGCGCGCACCTGGCGTGCTACACTCACGGGCGAGGCCGACGGCAGCGCCGTACAAGAGGCTGTCGCGATCCTCACTCCTGCCACCGCGACCGGCGTGCCGGTACAGTGGGGCGGCGCTCCCTCGCCCGAGGAACGGGTCGAGGCGTTCGATCTGTCAGCAGTCGACGCAGGGGTGCCGTAGCCATGGAGCAGATCGCCGCCGCTATCCTTTCGGCCGTTGCCGGCGCCGCTGCGGCGTGGGCCACGACGCAAAGCCGCATCAAGCGGCTGGAAGAAGTGGCGACGGAGCTCAAGGCCGACAAGGCAAGTAAGGAAAGCCTCGACGCCGTGCGCTCTGCTGTCGATCGACTGCGCGAAGATCTTGACAAGCGGTTTGACCGCTTGGAAGACGCAATCAAATCGATGGGGAAGCCGCATGCTTGAAAATATTCTTGTCGACGTCGCCAGCCCGCACACGCTGGCCAACATCGTCGCCGTGTTGCTGGCGCTCTTTGCCCGCGACGTCGTCGTGGGCGCGCTGCGCGCGCTGGCAAAGAAGGTCAAGGAAGACCGCGATCCAAGCAACGATTGGCTGGCCGACGCCGCCCTCGTCGTCGTCAACGCCATTGAGCGCGTCAAGCTGCCGGGTCGCCGGTGAGCTCGCGCTACAAACAGGCCGATCCGCGCTGGTCGCAGACCACGCTGGGCCATGGCCCATCTACGATCGGGCGCTCGGGCTGCATGCTCGTGAGCCTGTGCGAGGCCGCGCGCATGCTGCGCGGCGTGGAGATGCCGCCGCCGCTCCTGAATGCGGCGGGCATTGAGCGCGGCGGGTTTCTGCATTCGATGGCGATCACAAAGGACCTAGGCGCCATGGCGGGGCTCGTCGTCGGCGACCCGATCAAGGGCGAGGAAACGTCGCTGCGCGGCGTGATCGGCGAGACGCTGCGCGGTGGCGGGCTTGTGATCGTGCACGTCGACCACACCGGCGACGCCTTCGGCGACCACTTCGTCGTCGTGCACGCTGAGAGCCACGACGCCAGCGGCAACAAGCGATTGACCTACGCCGACCCAGCGACGGGCCGCGACGCTGAGCTTGACGCGGTTAACTTGACGGGCTCGACGGTGTGGGGGACACGCGTCAAGACCTATCGCGTGCGCAGCGTTCGGAGCGTCCACGCCGCGCAATAGGGGGCAGCGTGACGACGAAGAAGAAGCCAGCGAAGGCGCAGGCCAAGGGGCTTACGCGCGCCGACGTCGAGCACGTCATGGTGTGCAGCGACGTCCACGTCCCGTTTCATGACCCGTTCGCCTGGCGCGCGTTCTTGTTGCGCCTCGAGGACGCCAAGCCCGACCGCCTCGTCATCAATGGCGACTTTGCCGATTTCCTGTCCGTGTCGCTGCACGAAGACGGGCAACCGGCGCCAGAATTTGCCGCTGAGGTCGAAGCCGTGCGCGCTGAGCTTTCCACGCTGCGGCGGCTGATGGGCAAGCGCCCGATTCACTACGTTGAAGGCAACCACGAAAATCGCTATGCGCGGTACGTCAGCAAAAAGGCCCCGACGCTGCGCGGGCGCGAGACGTGGCAGTCGGCGCTGGGGCTCGTCGATTTAGCCATTGAAACGACGCCCTACGGCAAAGTTCACAAGATCGGGCACCTCGGTTTCACGCACGGCGTCTACGCCGGCGACGCCTACGCGAAGCAGCACCTGCTGCGCTATGGCATGAGCCTAGTCATTGGGCACTGTCACCGCGCGCAAATCCACACGATCCCCGTCGCCGGGCCTGAAGGCTCGCAGCATGTACGCGGTGGCTTCGGCATCCCGTGCTTGGCGCCCGTCGACGAGGCGCCGTACCTGAAGGGGCCGACAGGATGGACGCAAGGCCATGGCGAGTTTTGGATCGAGCCCGCGTCTGGGCGTTTCACCGCCGACGTCGTCATCTACACCGGGCAACGTTTTTGGCGCGGGGGCAAGTGCTACGACGGGAGGGCATGATGGATCTGATCGACGTCATCGTGACGATCGTTGAATGCGTCGCCGTCGGCTTTGGCATGGAAGTCGGCGCCGTCGTGGCGAAGGTGCTGTCCGTGCGTCTGCTAAATGGGGCGTCGCCGGTCACTGTGCACGACGTGGACGACGAAGAGGATGAAGAGGAGAGCGAGAAGAAGAAGCGCCAGCGACGGGCCGCGCGCGGGTCGGGGGGGCCGTCGACACCCACCGGCGTTCGTGCTACATAAGTACCTATGCTGCGCGTGCTGCTCAACTCGACCGAGACGATTACGTCGTATCCTCGGCTCCACGCCGATACGGTGCTGACCTCGCACGTCGCCACCTCCGCCACCGCGCGCCGCGTTGGCCCTGGCGCCAGCGACGACCCAGCTGCCTACGTCGCGGCTACCGTCGATCCTATCAGCACGACGACGCAGGGCGCCCATCAAGAGGGCGACGATTCGGTTACGGTCGCGCAGGCGCAGACGTGGGTCGCCGGCCGGCGGTACCTGATCACGGACGCCACGCGCGGCGTCGAAATCGTCGTCGTCGCGTCAAAGTCGGGTAGCTCAACTGAACTGTGGCTCGCCGAGCCGCTGATCAGCGACATCGGCAACAACTCCACAGTCCGGGGTATCGCCGTCTCGGTGGCGCTCACGGCGACGCAGACCAACACCGTCGGCGCCGGCTACGTCCTTTTTCGCGCGACCATCGACGGCGTGGTGCGGGAGTGGGAAGAGCCATTCCGCGTCGTCCGGCGCATCACGTCGGTCGCGCTGACGCCCACCCACCTCACGCAAGCCTTCCCGGTCGTGCGCAAACTGGCGAGCGCCACCGACACGACGCTGGAAGAGGCCATCAACGCCGCGTGGCATCACCTCGTCGTGCCCGCGCTGGCAGCGCGTGGCGTACTCGATGAAGACATCATGACCGACGACGTCGTCGAGCCGATGCACGCGGCGGCGACGGTGCTGCACCTGGCGCGGCAGTGGCCGCAGGCATCGGCCGAGTATGTGACCCGACTTGAAGCCACCTACGAGCAAAGCAAGGCCACGACGTGGGATCGCATCGATTTCCTCACGGCGCCGCAGGATGCGGTCACACCTGACGCACCGAACCCGGGCACGCAAGGTCCGCGCTACGTCGGGATCACGCGATGAGCTGGGCCGCTGCGCGCCCGGTGCTTGTGTCGATCGTCGGCGGCGTCGCCCCGACGGTGAAGCGGCAAGGCTTGCCTGCGAAGTTCAAGCACGACGACAACGGAGACGAAGCCAACCCGATCGGAGACTCGCGCCGCTACTGGCTGGCGCTCAAGAGTGGCAACGCGATCGGTCACGTCCAGCCGACGGCGACGCGCTACAAGATGGCGGTTGACGTCGTCGTGGAATACGTTGTTGACGTCGACAGCGCGACGATGGACCTTGCCATTGGAGAAGACGCGGTGGAGCTTATCCGCGCGCTCGCGTCGTCGTCCAACTGGCAACGCCCCACCTCGACCATTGTCGCTGTCTCGCCGGCCGGTGACAGCCTCGGGCCTTTCGTCGTCGAAGACGTCGAAGGCGGTAAGCGGCTGCGCATCACCCTAGACGTGGAGATCTACCGATGACCGATATCAGCCGCCTTCAAACCCTCCGTTACGCGCTGCACACCAACACCACCACGTTCACCGGCACGCCTGGCACGCTGGTGCCCCTGCAAATCACGGACGAGGCGTCTTCGTTCTTGCCGCGCCAACGCACGCCGATTGACCGCTCGCTGCGGTCGCTGTCTGGTCGTCGCTTCGCGCATATCCGCGGCGCGCAGGACGTCGGCGACCTGACGGTCGCCACCGAGTTCAAGGGCGTGAACGGCAACACGGGCGCGGCTGTCGCCGATTGGGAAATGAAGATGGAGCAGGGCTACCTGCTCGCCTCGCTCTTCGGCGCGGTGGCGCCTGCGACGACGGGCGCGGCGCCGACGATTGCGGCCGCTGGCCACACGCCAGCGTCGGGCATCGTGGCGTTCACCGCTGCGGCCAACGTGCAAAACGGCGCCGTGATCGGCTTCGCCACGGCGTCGGGCTTTCAGGTTGGACGCGTCGCTTCGGGCGGCGGCGCCGCGACTACGACGGTCACGCTGGACCATCCGTACACCGGCGCGCCCACGACGGCGGCGACGGTTTACCGCTTCGGCGTCTACACCGTAAGCGATAGCGTGACGTCGCACGTCCACGCGTTCTTTGCCGCTGAGGGCGAGGATTGGCGCCGCGACTACTTCGGCTGCGCGCCAATGTCGATGAACATCGGAATCCCCAACACAGGCGCGCTTACAATGTCGTCGGTTTTCTCGCCGTCGACGTGGTCGGACGTTGCCGAAGCGAATCCCGCTTACGCCGACCCGACGGCGGGCAGTCCGATTGTGACCGACGGCGCGTACTTCCGGCTCGACGGCGTGGAGTACCTGCTGCGCAACGCGTCGATCACGTACAACTGCGCGACCGCCATCCGCGAGACGGCGTCGAAGACGAATGGGCGCCTTGGTGGCGTCTGCGGCACCGGCGACGGCAAGAGCTTCATGATCGAGGGCGAACTGTACATCGGCGACAACGCGGGCAACATTGGAGAAGCGCAGGACAACCTGGGCACGCCCACGCTGTCGGCGATGCTTGGCAGCGACGTCGCTGCGGGTCAGGTGTCGACCGCGCGCGAGGTCGCCTTGCAGGTCGGCACCGAGATCGGCGGCTGCGTGTATGCGCTGCTACCGACCGCCGACTTCCGCGCGACGGTGCAGAACTCAGGCGCCTTCCCTGTCGTGCGCTTCCAAGCGATGGGCACCGGCGCGTTGCCTGCGGTCTTGGCGGTGGGCTAAGCCGTGCCGTATTCGACGCAGCGAGGCACCGACGGCGCCGAGCGGTACCGCATCCGAAAAGTGGATGCGCGCCTCGCTACGATCGAAGACGATTTAGACAGCGGCGTGATCGGCGGCGGTGGCGGCGGTGGCGCACCCACCGGCGCCGCCTACGTCACGATCGGCAGCAACGCGACGCTGACCGCTGAACGCGCGCTGACGCAGGGCAGCGGCATCGTGATCACCGATGCCGGTGCAAACAGCACCGTAACGATCTCCGCATCGGGCGACGCTGCCGACCTGACGTCGGGCACCCTGCCGGCGGCGCGAATGCCTGCTCTGACCGGCGACGTGACGACAACGGTTGGCACGGTGTCGACGTCGATCATTGCTGGCGCCGTAACGAACGCAAAACTGGCCGACGTGCCCACGGCGACATTTAAGGGCCGGACGACCGCCGGCACTGGCGACCCCGAAGACCTGACGGCGACGCAGGCAACGGCGCTGCTCAATCTTTTCTCGTCGACGCTAAAGGGCCTTGTGCCGCTGTCGGGCGGCGGCACGACGAACTTCTTGCGCGCCGATGGGACGTGGGCGGCTCCCCTTGGCGGTGGCGGTGGCGGCGCCAACGTCGGCACTGCTACCATCGATTTTGGCGCGTTCCCCGGCGCGTCCCACGCCACGGTCGTCGTCACCGGGCAGGCCGCAATCGTCGCCGGCAGCGTCGTGCAAGCATGGATTCGCCCGGTGGCGACGGCAGACCATAGCGCCGACGAGCACATGCTTGAGACGCTGAAGGTCCATGCCGCCAACATCGTCGCCGGCATCGGGTTCACGGTGAACGCATTCAACGCCGGCACCATCAACGAGCCCGACGTAGCCGCCGTGAGCCGAGACGCCGTTTCCCAGCAGGCTGCGCGACCCGGTGGTCGAGGTCAACAGAACGCGGCTGGCAGTGACAAAGGCGGCAAGGGCACCCGCATCTATGGGCAATGGACCATCGCATGGTCGTGGAGCTGACAATGGCAGTGCTTTTCTCGTCGACGTCGCGCGATGACGCGCAGACCTATCAGGCCAGCATCGCCACCCAATGGCCGCTGGCTGAGGTGCGTCCCAATGGCGACGCATGGGAGGTCCACGATTTGCCAGAGGGTTACTTCGCAGGCGCGGTGTTCGACGCTATCGTCGATCGCGTCATCGAAAAACTGACCCAGCAACAGGGAGGATAAGGCATGGCGATCCAGATTCAGGGCAACGGCGGGACAATCGCCGAGGTCGACGGTACCGGTTTCCGTGCGATGCGAATCAACCGGCGACCGATGGACTACGGCGCGCTGGGTAGCTACGCCGTCAGTGCTCGTACGGGCGTCATGGCTGCCGGCCTCGCAGTTAACAGCGAAATCTTCCAACTGCGATGGACGGACGCGACGCGGCTCTGCGCCATCACGTCGGTACACTGCTCTGGCGGCGGCGGCATTGTCGCCTTCGCGGCCGGCGTCACCGTCATGGAAGTGCTCACCGCGCGCTCGTGGACCGTCGCTGGAGCCGGCGGAACCGCAATCACGCTGACGACGAACAACAACAAGCTGCGCTCGTCGATGGGCACCAGCCTCGTCAACGACATGCGCGTAGCGTCGACCGCTGCTCTGACGGTGGGCACCAAGACACTTGATGCCCAGCCCATCGGCAGCATCGTCTCGTCGGTCGGCGTCACCGCCGGCACCCCGCTTTGGCCCGCTGCGCATCTGTACGAAATCAACGAGAACGACGGGCACCCCGTCATTCTTTCGGCCAACGAAGGCCTTGTCGTTCGCGCTACGGTCCCGGCAACGGGGACGTGGACGGCGAGCATCGACGTGACCTGGATGGAGATGGCCGCGTACTGACACGCAAGCGGGTGACGTGCTAGACGGGACGCATGCCCACGATCCTAATCTACCCTGGACAGCTTGGCGAACCGGCGCCGCTCCAAGCCGTGCTGCGCGAGGCGCACGAAGAAGCGCGCAAGGCACGCCAAGCCGAGATCGACGCGCGCACCAAGGCGCGCATTCCACTCGACGACAGCACGCGCTGGCCTGACGTCGAGGAAGCCGTGTTGGCCGTGTCGCTGGCGCGCGACGCGCGCGACTCGGTCAAGGTGGCCGATCGCGCGCGGCGCTTGGTCGCGCTGACTGAGGGCAACGCGCTGGAGGCGCTTCCCGCGTACGAGCCCGCGCCTGAGCTCGACGGGATCGTGGCCACCATGCGCGTCGTCGACGACGCAACGCGCCGACTGTGGACCGCCAAGACGCAAGCGGCATGGATGGCCATCCGTGACGCCGTCAAGCACGACGAGGTGATGGCGCGCCGCGAAGCGTACGACCGGCTTGAGGCCGTGTACGAAGAGGTCATCGTCGGCGTCGTGGCGAAGCTGGATGGCCTGCAAGGCATGCGCGACACCGTGGCCGAGTCGATGCCCGCGCTGCGTCTCGCCGGCCTGCTGGTGCCGCTACACACGGCGGCGCGGCACTTCCTTGAGCTCCCACCGGGAAAAGCCTTGCGCTGTGGGCAGCAACCGCCGTCGACCTGAGCGAATTCGACTGCACGCGCTGCCCGGCGGCGCGGCGTCGGACCTTCGGGTGCCACGGTGGCGCGTCGATCGCCTTCTTCGCCAACACCGAGCACGAGACGCGCACCTGCCCACGGCGCCACCTGCTGACCCACCCCGACGTGACGGGGCCGCTGTCGCTGTGGCGCGCTTGTGAGGGCAAGCCTGGCGTCGAGGCGCTACGCGTGCTCAGTAGCCATACCGTCGACGCTTTCGCCGTGATAGACTCAGGGCGCGCGGCTAAGCTAACCGACGACGCGCGGCAGGCGAGCGAGCGGGCGAGCGCGCCGCCAGCGCCCGGCAGGAGGTGACGCATGACCACCGGGCAGACCATCGAGGCAAAGATCGTTGTTGACGCGAAACAGGCGACGGCCGAGGTCGAGAAGTTTACGGGCAAGCTGTCGGCGGTCGAGGAAAAAGCAAAGGCGTCGGGCTTTTCGCTTTCTAATCTGCAAGAGCAAGCCAAGGGGCTACAGTCAAAACTTGGGCCAGCGGCTGCGGCAATTTCAGGCGTCGCCGGCGCGCTGGGTGAAACCAACGGGGAAGCGGGCAAGGCCCTTGCGGCGATCGGGCAGGTCACCGCAGCCTTTGCAGCCGGTGGTCCGTTTGGCGCCGCAATGGCTGCGGGTACGTTCGCCGTCGATGCTTTTAGCAATGCGCTTGAAAAAAAGAACAGATTGCAGATGGCGGCGATTGACGCCGAATTCGCTCAGACCGACGCCATTACAAAAACCACACGAGAATTGCGACAGCAGGCTGCATCTTTGCGGCTGCAACTTGAGCCGCTCAGCCCGGCCGAAATCCGCAAGCAGGCGCAGGAGCGCATCAAAGAGATTGAGAAGCAGCGGATGCTGAACGCCGCGGATGCTGAGTATGCAAGGCGCAACGACGCTGCCAAGGCAAAATCACTGCTTGATCAAAACAAGATCCTTGAAGACCAAAAGGAACTAATCTTTGAAATTGCCGACCTGCAAGCGCGCATGCTTGAACGTGGCGCACCGCGATCGTCTGGCGGTGCGCGCGCAGCCGCGCAAGCGGCTGGCTATGCGGGCGATCCAAGCCTGCGGTTTCTTGCCGAGTTTAAGAAACAGCGCGATCAGCGTGAGCGCGAAATGCGCGGCGAAGCCCTTGCTGCTGCCTTTGAGGATCGCGACGCGCTGATCGAGGCCGAAAAAGAAGCGCAGAAAGAACGCACACGGATTGCAAAAGAAGAGGCCGACAAGCGTGCGGCAATCGCTGAGGCTGAACAGGAGGCGCAAGTCGCCGCCCTGACCTCGCTGGCCAGCGGCGCCGCGTCGGCTGTGGGTCGCTTCGCCGCTGAGGCCGCCATGGGGCAAGAGGCGGCGCTGTCGACGCTGCTGTCGGCGGCGTCGCAGGCTGCTGGCGGGCAGATTGTGCTTGAGGGCGGCAAGGTGCTGTCGACGGGCATCGCTGGCGCGTTCGTGGGCAACCCGGCGGCGCCTGGTCAAATCGCCGGTGGCCTCGCGCTCGTCGCTGCTGGCACCGCTGTGCAGACCGGCGGGCCTGCTGCGGTGCAGTCGCTGCTGGGCATGGCTGGCGGCGGCGGTGGCGCAAGTGGCGCCGCGCGCGACCGTGGTGCGTCTCCGCGCTCGTCGCGTGGGGATAGCGGTGGCGGCGGGCCGCTCGTCGTGAATGTCTCCTACGGCGTCGGCGGGCCACTGCCTGAGGACACCGCGCGCGAGATTGCGCGCGCCATGAAAGCGGGCAACCGCCGCAGAGGTGCAGCGTGAGCTATCCCGTGATGTTGGGCGCCGTCGTCATTCAGACGGGCGTCAACGACGTCCTGCGCTTCACCGAGGGCGCGAGCACGAACAACGCAACGCTTGCCGCTGGGACGTACTACCTGCGCGGCGACAGCGCGGCCGGTGACTTCCTGCCTGCGCTGGTGACGGCGCTGCAAAACGCGGGCGCATCGGCCAACACGTATTCAGCGACGGTAACGCGCAGCATTGACTCAGCGTCGGCGCACACCGCGATCGCGATCACGCGCCTGACCGGCGCCGACAACTTCGGCGTGCTGTGGGCCGACAACGCGACGACCTTTGATCAACTGCTGCTCGGGTTCTCGATCAACGACACGGTCAACGCGGCGGTCAAGATCTCCAACCAAGCTTGCGCAGCGGCGTGGATCGGCAACGACATTGCGCGCGAGATTGAGCCTGTCAGCGAGCGCGTGGTGGCTGTGCCGCGCGCAGCGTCGGGCAGGGTGCAGGGCGTGTCCCGCTCAGCGCGGATGCAGTCGTGGCGCCTCGGGCTGGCGTTCGTCGACGAGCGGCGCATGCTCACCGAAAACGCGCTGCAAGGCGCGCAGGACACGCTTGAGGGCTTCATGGAGCGATTTGGCGCGGGTGCGTCGCTTGAGCTCCACGAACAGCCGACCGTGACGGGCACGCTGCTGGCCGCGCTGTCGGCGTCGACGTTGGTGGACGTCGTGCATTTCTCTGAAGATGCGCTGTCGCGCTTCGAGCCCGCGCGCCTCGGCCCTGGCGTGCCGCTTTACTCGATCGACCTGCGCCTTCATGCGAGGGTGTGAACTGTGACTTTTTTTGCTGACCTGTCCGGCACCGACGCCCACGCAGACCTTGTGCTCGCGCTGCGCATTGAGGGCGTGCCGGTGGCGCTTGTTGAGCGCGCCATCCCCGCGGCGTCGGCGCCTGCGCTGTCGGGCTACACGCAATTCGTCGGCGTCACGCGCGTTGAAGAGGGCGAGGCGGCGCTTGACCTTGAGGAACGGCGCGAGATGGGCGCCACCCTCGACGTCGAGGTGCTCGACGACGACGCGGGCACGCTGTCAGCGTTGTTCGCAGTCAACACACGGCGCCGCACTTGGGCAAGCGCCGACGCGCTGGTGGGCGCCACCACGCTCACGGTGCAGTCGACGACGGGGCTGGCGAACGGGCAGACCATCTACAGCGACAGCGAGACGATCACGATCGGCACCGTCGCCAGCGGCACGAGTCTCACGGGCTGCACGCGCGGCGCCTTCGGGTCGACGGCCGCGGCGCTCTTTGGCGCCGCTGGCGACGGGGACGCCGTCTACACCGTGCCCCCGTCGTGGGTGGCTCGGCGTGCCTATTTGTACGGGTACACGCTGACCGCCGACGGGCGCGCCGACGAGCAATTGCTGGGCGTGTGGATCGTAGACGAGGCGCCGCGCTGCACCGGTGACGGGCTGTGGTCGCTGCGCTTCGCTGGCGTGGCGCAAGAAATCTACGGGCGCTCCGTCGGTGTCGGCCTGCGCGAGGCGAAGCCGACCGGCGCTGTCACTTTCGGCACGTCAAGCGGGCGGCAGACGGCGACATTTACGGTCGACGACTCAACCGGCTTCCGTCTCGGCTCGCTTTTCCCGACTTATGTCTTGATCGAGTATGCCGGCGACGAGGGCAACACCGAATTTACGATCTGCGAATTGCAGGCGGTTGCGTTGCCGCCTGGCACGCAGACGATCACGGTCTACCTTGACGGCACACCGTGGGCGCCAGCGCCGCGCACGACGAGCAACGGAGCCAGCAAACCCGCGTCGGCCATGCGCCCGATCGCGTTCGTCGGCGGCGGTCCGCAGGCGTTGCTTTACGTTCTAACCTCCAAGGAGGGCCAAGCCGCGACGTCGTTTGACCGCCTACCCGGCCGCGCGACGTCGAGCCCCTATAATGCGCCGTGGCGCCTTGGCGCGGGGCTGACCACCGCCGAAGTCGACACAGCGTCATTCAGCAATCTTTACGAGTCGCGGACGTCGATGATGATCATCGACGACGAGCGCAGCGTGTCTGACCTGCTGCGCGAGTGGTGCTTGCTGAACGGAACGGCGACGCGGATCACGTCTGACGGCAAGCTGTCGACCTTCTCGCTGGCGCCGCAGCGGGTCGCGGCGACGACCATTGGCCCCGACGACGTGATCCCCGACTCACGCATCGAGGTGCATGCTGACGAGACGGCGCTGATGCCGCTGGCTCACGTCGAGTGTAGCTACAACCCCTTTACGCGTGACCACGGCGTCGAGCTCAACCTGATCGATACGTCGCTAGCCAAGCGGTACGCGCGCAATCAAGCGCGGCGTGAGCTTGAATTCCGATCGATCGGGTGCAGCGACGGCGCAAACATCGATCCCGAAGCGCCGCCGTTCAGCCATCCTGCGGCGCTGCCCGCTGGCGAAATCGCGACCATCGCCGCCGACATTATGCGCGGCGACAACGGACTGGCGCGCCGCTACGTCTCGCTATCGTTGACGATGGCGCACCTTGACCTGCGCATCGGCGACGTCGTCACGCTGTCGCAGACGCTGCCCACGGCGTTCTCTACGTTGCCCGACCTGCGCGGCGGGACCATCGTGGGCAAGCGCGCGCGCGTCGTTGCTCGGCGCCCACGCTACGACTCTGGCCGCGTCGACGTGCGCCTGCTGATCCTCGACAACTTGCTCGTCGTCGCGCCGGCGGCGACGATCACCGTCGTCGTAGGAACGACGCTCACGCTGTCGACGACAGAGGAAGAAGTCTCCGGAGTGTTCGTGGCCAACGACTTCATCGCTGGCGCTGCGGTGCGCATCTACGACGTCAGCGGCGCCGCCGTGCATTTGACCACCGTGTCGTCAATCCTGAGCAACACGCAACTCGTCGTGGCTGCCGCGCCGCCGTTCGCCATTCAGGCGGGCGTCGACTACATCGCGCTTTCGCCTGCTGCGTCGACCGTCGGCGGCACGTCGTTCAACGGCTACAGCATGACCGAGTTTGCGACGGTGACGAGCGACGCGGGCACGATCACCGCGTCTAACAGCGAGGTCACGACCTCGCCGCGGTGGAGGTAGCGCGTGGCACGCAAGAAGAGCGCATCGTTTGTGGGCTCACCCGTCGGTGACACGGTGCGCGACGCGTCGATCTTCGCCCGGTGGATCGGCAACGCCGCTGGCGACTTCCAACTGCTTTACGACCGCGTCACCGGCGAAAACGCGCACAGCCCCACCGACACCATCGACCACAGCGGCAACGGTCGCGGGTGCCCGTTGGCGCTGCCCATCGCGTCGCAGCAGATCGAGCGCAACCTGCGCATCGTGGGCGCGATCAATCAGGACGACTTTTTCATCATCCTCGTCCCTGTCTTCGGCGCGCCTGGCACGCAGACCCACGTCGTCGAGGTCGACACCACGCAATTTGAAGACGACCAGATGACCGCCGAGGTCCGTGACTCGTCGTGGGCGCTCGTCTCTGGCCCCGTCGTCGGGCACCGGCCGGGCGGCGGGCGCGCCATGCGGTTCAAGGTGGCACTCGGGCAGGGCTGGCAATATCTCGCCGTCAAGAAGTACCTGCGCCACGACGACGTCGACCCGCTCGGCTACCTCAACGGCTGGCGCATGTGGCCCGAATGGCTGGCGCCGGGCGACAGCAACGGCCTGACCGTCGTAGGCTCAGCGGCGGCGGGCAACAAGTTTGCGGCACAGTCGACGCTGACGCCCGCGACGGTGGCGCCGCAGGTCATCGACGACGCCATGGTCGCCGCCGACTCGCCGCTCGACCCGTGGGTGCTGACGCGCCTCAATCGCTTGTGGGGCACGATGTGGGAGTACCTCACCGGCGCACCAGTGCCGGGCAACGAGACGATCACGACGACGACGACAAGAGACCACAGCCAATCCAGTTTCACGGCTGAGCCGCTGCTAGAGATGCCTGTAGCCAGCGTGGCGCTCGGGTGCATCAAAGAACGCAACGTCACGACCAAGTCAGACTTTGTCGGGACCATCGGCACAGGCTCACCCATTGAAGGGCCGATCGATTGGGTGCGCTACCCGCAGACGGCGACGGGTACGATCGTCGTGTCGCAGGCGTCAATGTGGATGCCGCCGTTCGCCAACACTTCGCCGACTAGCAACCTAGACGTCGTCGTCGTGATCTGCGACTACAACACCGGCGGCATCGGCGGGAACTGGCAAGCGCGACTCAGCAATCCGGGCGCCACGTCGTCGTGGGCGACGTTTGCGCAGATCGGGTCAACGAACTTGTGGCGCGCGCTGATTTCGTCGGCTGGCTTCTTGTCGTCCAACGAGAACCAGATGGAAATCCAACTGCAAAACACCGTCGGCGGGTCGATCGTCGGGCAAGAGATCGTCGTGCTCGGCTACGGTCTCGCCTTCGACTTGTGAGGTAGGCATGCCGCGTCCGATCACTCGCATCGTCTCGTCGTCGCCGGTGACGTACCTACAGCTTCGGACGCACGCGCCAGCGGTGGCGTCGATCGCTGAGTCGCTGGCTGGTCGCGTGCGCTACCTCTACGAGCTCGCCGCTGGCATCCCTGCCGTTGAGGCCGACGGCGTGGTCACGCCGCTCAATCCACAGGGCCGCGTGGGCGTCGATCGCAGCGGGCCACCGTGGGGCGACGCCTTGCAACATCCGATCTGGATTTGGGAGGGCACGCCAGCGAGCACAGGCATCTACGGCGAGAAGCCGATCGCGTCATTCACCACTTCGGGCACGAAGGCGTCGGTGCGCGCGCGCCTGATGGTGCGACCGTTCCAAAGCGAACCGCTGGCGCCCTACTCGCTAGGGCGCCTGACGGTGCGCGGCATCCGCACAGCGGGCGCAGGCACGGCGACGGCGACGATCAGGACCTACGCCGGCACCGTCGCCGAAGACCCAGCGCGCACCGCTACGCTCACGATGGCGTCTTCGGCGACGATGGCGTCGGCCAATGTCCTCATTCCCTTGGTACCTGGCTACGTCGAGCGCCTGATCGAAATCGAGGCCACGGCGTCGGTGGCCTTTTCGATTACCCATATGTCGATCAACCAGATCGTGCGCCGCTCGCACTGACCGCCCGCTGCCGCTGGCGAGCCTCGCGCATCCGGCGCCGTTGCGTCGCTCGATAGCAGTCGAGGTCTCCGCACTGCGGGAGCACGCACGCAGCACCACGCGGGCCGCGCAGCATGACAATCCCGCACCACCAGCACCTGATCACTGGTGGGTCATCCATCGCCGCCCCCGTGCTCGTCGTACCAGAGCGTGAGCCGATCGCGTCGGCGCCGCTCGTCGCGTCGGTCGAGGGCGAACAGCACGACGATCGGCGCAATGCCAACCACCACGGCGACAAGGGCAAAGCACGCCACGCCGATCATGGCAGGACCTTGACGGCGACTTCGTAGAACTTTTCCAGTCCGTACCTGCGCCGCTCGGTGTCGCTGAGCCATCGCAGTCTTCCGTCTTCAACCATGCGCTCAATTGTGTGCGCGTCGTAGTGCGCGGGGATGACCCAGCCCGCTTTGTCCGCGCGCTCAATGACCCGCGCTTCGGCGCGCTGGTCGAGCGCACGGCGCTTGCTGCGCGTCGAAAGGTCAACGGCGCGGTGGCAAACGCCGCACATCGTCTTGCCCGCTTGGCGCGGCGACAGCGCGCATCGCGTGCACACTCCGGCCGCAGGTGCGGGCAGCGCGGGCACAAGCTCGGCCTCAAGGCACCGCACCGGCGCAGGCTTGTGCTGCTTCGGTCTGTCGTCGTCGAAGACGCCCATTGAAAACAAATCCACGTCACACCTCCCATGCCGGCGGCTCGGCGCCGGCATGCTGAAACACCGCCACCACAGCCTGGGCGCGCCATCGAGGGATGGCTAGCCGCTCGGTTTCCCACAGCGAGATCGTCGACTTGCTGGCGTGGATCGCAGTGGCCAGATCCTTCCCCGACCACCGCGCGCGCATCCGAGCGATGGCGAGCGCCTGACCGCTGCCCGACGGCAAAACCGGCAGACGCTTTGGGTCGGCGCGCATGGCTTGGAGCTGCGCTAGCGCGCTGTGCAGGTTGCCGATCGCCGTCTCAATGGCGCGCAGGCGGTCGTCGATCGAAAGCGCCACCACTGGCGTCGTCGTCTTCATCTTCGCTGGCATCGTCACTCCGGAAACATCGTGGGGGTATGGCCACGGGCAAGGCGCGCGCGCGCGATTTCGTAGTGCTCGGGCTTCTCTTCCGCGCCGACGGCGCGCCTGCCTTCCATCACCGCCGCCAGCAGCGTCGTGCCGCTGCCCACGAACGGATCGCAGACGAGGTCGCCGGGGCGCGAGTAGTCGCGCACGATCGAACGCATGAGGTCGATGGGCTTGGCGCCTGCGATCCCCGCGTCTTTTTCTGTCGGCGCTTCGTACGCGCCCGGCAAGCATCCCCACGTCGCAAACTCTCGCGTGCGCGGGCGGCTTACCATGAGGTAAACGGCCCACGATGACGGCCCGTCACCAAGAAGCCGGGGGCGTTTCTGGATGATGGGCACGGCTGAAAACGCATAGCGCCCCGCATCATTCATCGTTTTCTTCCAGATAGGCGCCAAGTCGTCGTCAGTCATCGCCGCCATCCACCCGCGACACCGTGGCGCCCACGATTTGACGAACGCGCGCACCTCGCTTGGCCTCATCGCATCGTAGGCAATCGCGGTTCTCGTCGCCTGCCCGGTCAACGTGCGTACCATTTGCTCTGCCTTGTTGTGCCCCCCATGCGTCCGCGCACTGTAGGGCGGATCGCAGATCACGGCGTCGACGGCGTCGACGTGTGCGAGCGCGTCTTGCCAGCGCCCGGCGTACAATTGCGCGCTCATGCGTTCCCCTTGTCGTCGAGGTGGTCGCGCAGGCGACGCAGCAAGGCGTTCGGCTGGTACCAATCGAAGATCGCGCCCGACTCGATCGCCACGATGGTGGCGCGCACAGTCGCAAGGAGCGCGTCGCGCTCGGCGCCGAGCGCGGCGACCTCGCGCGCAAGATGCCCGACCACGTCGGGGGCTTCGGTGTCATGCAACATCGTCGTCATCCTTTGCGCTCGGCAAGCGGGCGTCTTTGCGCGCGTAGTACGCCGCGCGCGCAGCCTCGAACAAGCGCCAACCGGCGTCGAGCCTCTCGGGCGTCAAGTGCACCTCGTCGACGGCGTCACCGTCAACGCGCGCGTGAAACACGATGCCACCCATCATTGACGCCACAGCCGCCGGGCTCAGCGTCGTCTTCTGCGTCCACAGCCAGCGATAAGCGGCGAGCTGCGGCACGACCTCGTCCGCCACATGCTTTCCTGTTTTGAGATCGGCGATCCAGTACCGCGGCGACGGGTCGACTTCGTCGGGCGCCGTGGCGCGCGTGACGACAAGGTCGAGCGTGCCAGCGAAGCCTTCGCCCGCGAGGCCGTGCGTCGATGCCCATTCGCTGGCGACGACGACGAAGCCGGCGCCCTCGATGTGGCGAATCACGCGCTGCGCGCAGGCGATGGCCTCGGGCGTCGCGTCCTCGGGCTGCGGCTCGCCAGCGTAGTGCGCTTCGACGCAGGCGTGCGCCATTGTCCCGGCGTCTGCTGCCTCCTGGCGTCGCTGAAACGGCGCCAGCCGGCCGCGCTCGACCGCAGCGGGCGACGGCATGCCTCCGTCGACGATCGCGCTTGCCGTGGCTTCTGCGGCCGTACGCGCCGCCCAATGCAGCAGCGCGGGCTTGTCGAGCACACCGAGAATCGTGGTCACGCCGGGAAGGCGTTTGCCGTTGGCGTCTTTGTATTGTCTGCGAGGTTTCTTCGTCACGTTGTCTCTCCCTTCATCTCTTGCCGAACGAACGTCACCAGATCCTTGCCGCAACGGACGCGGATCATGATGGCTTCAGTGGTGCAGCCCTTGCGAAGCAGATCGGCGATGCGCTCGCGCTTGGCGGTGTCTTTCTTTCGGCCAGTCACGTCGTCTCTCCCTTCGCTTTGGCAATGGCGGCGCGCACCTGCTTGCCGATAATTGTCGCCGTGTTCCTGCTCCATGTCGTCGCAGCTACCGCCTCGCACGCTGCCAGCAGGTCCGGCGCGGCGGCGATGAGGCGGGCGTCGGCGCTCTGCCTTTCGCCGCTGAGCCTGCGCACCTCCTCGTCAGCGGTGCCAACGAAAGCGACGATGCAGTCTGCTCCGTGCACGGTGTTCGCGCCGCTGAGGCCCCACGGTCCCGGTGTGTGCTTCGTCGTCATTCGTCTTTCCACGTCAGCGCGATCTGCACCGCGTACTCTTTTGGCGCGCCTTTGCGCTGCTCGTAGCGCCACGCGATCGGCCCCTTGGGGCCGTCATCGACGCCAAAAAACGCGGCGACCTCGTCGCGGATCGACTTGAACGCGCCCGCAAGGTTGTCGTCGTCGAGCATGCGCGGCGCGATGCGCGCCAGCGTGCACGTCGTCGGTGGGCACGTCGGCTCAAGCGTCGGCCGTCGATGACAGTGCAGCACGGTCGCAACCACAGCGCGCTCTTTCTTCGCGCGCGCGGCGCGCCTGAACCAATGCACGCGCGCGTTCAGCGCGGCGCCAAGGCGCATGCCTTCGATCGGGATCGTGATCGTCGTCATTCCCACACCCGCACACTGAGCGCCGGCGCAAGGTCGAACCCAAAAAGCGACGCCAGCCGTTCGCAGCAGCGGTCGTCGGGAACGCTACGCTCCTGCTCCCACAGGCATACCGCCTGGCGCGTCACGCCGCACGCGGTGGCGACGTGCGCGAGGGAGTAGTTTCGTGCGATGCGCAGCGCGGCGAGGCGTTCGCCGTCGAGCCTGATGCGGCGGGCGCCGCGGTATCTGTCGATCGTCATAATGTCCTCAAGAAAGCGCCCCGACGTCACAACCGAAAACCCGGCGACGGAATGCCGCCGGGGTGCCGCGCTCGGGGCAACACGCGGCGAGTCGTTCAGGTGTCGTGCATCTGGTCCTTGCGCTTTTGCAACCACGTCGGCGCCGCGCCGGGCTTCGGCGCGCCGGGCTTCAACGCCGCAGTAGCCTGGGGCTTCGGCGCCGACGCCGGCGACGGGTAACGCTTCAGCACCTTGTTGCGGTCGCCGAATCCATTCTTTCCGTCTTCGATCCCGACGTTGCCGTTGCACTCGCGCCCGACGAATTCCGCGAGGTCGCCACCGCTGACGCCGTACGCGCGCGCGGCGATTGCAAGCTCCCTGCGGCCACGCGCCATGACCTCGCCGCGCTCGTGGGCAACGACGTACTGCGACCAAATCTTGCGGCCCTTGCAGGCGCCGTCGGTGATCGTCTCCTCAATCTTCGCCAGCTTCGTCGATGCGTTGTTCCTGCTCGGCTCGACGCTGGCGCGCGTCACGACGAGGGGATACTCGCCGGCGGGCAGGAGGTCGGGCGTGGTGTCGATTTCCCCAAGGTCGAAGCCAAGGGCGGTGCTGCTGTCGTCGCTGGTCCAGTCGCTCATGATCTGCCTCTGTCGTGATGCGGGCGCCTATCCCCCGCGTGTGGCTGGTAGCCCGTGACGTGGGCCAGTCGTTTATCCGCCGCCGTAGCCGTCGCCGAAGCCGCCGTAGCCGGAGCCGTCGCCGTAGCCGTCGCCGAAGCCGCCGTAGCCGGAGCCGTCGCCGTAGCCGTCGCCGAAGCCGCCGTAGCCGGAGCCGTCGCCGTAGCCGTCGCCGTAGCCGTCGCCGCCGCCGTAGCCGGAGCCGTCGCCGAAGCCGCCGCCGGAGCCGTAGCCGGAGCCGTCGCCGAAGCCGCCGCCGGAGCCGTAGCCGGAGCCGTCGCCGTAGCCGTAGCCGCCGCCGGAGCCGGAGCCGTCGCCGTAGCCGTAGCCGCCGCCGTAGCCGGAGCCGTAGCCGGAGCCGTCGCCGTAGCCGTAGCCGGAGCCGTCGCCGGAGCCGTAGCCGGAGCCGAAGCCGCCGCCGGAGCCGGAGCCGTCGCCGTAGCCGTAGCCGCCGCCGTAGCCGGAGCCGTAGCCGGAGCCGTCGCCGTAGCCGTAGCCGGAGCCGTCGCCGTCGCCGGTCACTTGCCCCACCGCGACCGCGTCAAGCTTTCGCGCGCGACGACAGAGCACGGGATGATTTCACACGCGCCGATGACCACGATTTCCGGCACCGGCAGGCTAATGCGCGTCCACTCCTGATCCGCGCCACGCTGCGACAACTCCGACAGCGTGTTGGCGCCGCGCCATCGCCAAATTCGTCGCGCATCGGACAACGTCACCATGCCGCCGTCGCCGATGTTCTCCAGCGTGCCACCATGCACGCCAGCATCACGCGAACGCACAATCACAAATTGCTTTTCTTGCGGTTCCATTGTCTTTCCTTTCATGCCTTGATCTTTGCCACGACCGCGCCGAGGTCGGCGCGCTCGTATGCATCCAGCCGACCGCTGCGATCCTTCGCCGTGCTCTTGCCATCGGCGGAGGTCAAGAGGTAGCGCGACGCCACCTTGCCGCCTGCACCGTCGTCCTCGTCGACGACGACGAGGCGAAAGACCTCGTCAAAGAGATAGGGGATCGACTCGCCGAGCTTCGCGCCTGGCATCCCGATCCCGTAGCTGACGCGCCCCGTCGCCTCGTCCTTCGTCGTCGACATTTTCGCCGAGAAGTAGACGCCGCACGCCAAGTCACGAAACGCGCGCATGATCCCCAGCATGCTGTCCTGAAGTGCGCCATACGCAGCGCGGGGGTCCTTGGTCTTTGCCTTTTCGGCGCTCAACACCACCTCAGCGATTTCGGACACACTGTCGAGCACGACCCACGCGTACGCGTCGGGCGCCGCCTTGAGCTCGCTGTAGACGGCGCGCAGCGTATCAAGCGACTGCACCTCGACGACGTCGGCGTCGATGTCGGCGCCGGCAAGCGAGAGCAGGCCAGCCTCGGCCGACAGGATCAGCAGCTTACCGGGCAGGCTTGCCGCAAGGCTGGTCTTGCCAACGCCTGGCGCGCCGTAAACGACGATTTTCGGTTGATTCTTGCCGATCGCGTCAGCAAGCGTGGTCTTTAAGATTCCCATGATCAAACTCCCTCGCCCACTCGGGCGTCCCTGCAGCCCTCAATCCATCCGTGCAGGTCGACGTAAATCGCCATCGCGTGCCAGCGATCGGGCTCGTCAGTCGCCGCCAGCAGGTCGGCGAGCAGCACCGACGTAGCGGCGTGCGCGAGTCGGCTGGTCTGGGCGTATTCGCGCTTCACACCGCACCGCCAATCGCGGTGAAGAAGATGTCGATCGCCATGCCGCGGCGCACGGCCTCGCGCAGGATGGCGCGGCGCATGATCGGGTGCAGGTTGGTCCAGCTCATTGTGGTCTCCGCTGTCAAGGTGGCGTGTGAAATCAGGCGACAAACAACGCGACGCGGCTGCGCGAGACACGCACACTGCGGAGCATGCCGGCGCGCACGAGGCGACGGACGCGAGCGTAGCTGGCGCGATGACCGCGACCGCTCCACTCATGGCGCACGACGTCCATCGTGCAGCAGCCGGGGTGTGCGCGCACAAAATCAACGACAGTCTGTTGGCGGTTCGTCATTGCGGTCTCCGTTGTTTGCGGCCGGCGCGCCGCGTGGGTGGTGAAGTCATCCTACGCGTGATCTGCTGACGTGTCAAGCGTGCGCTTGACGAAAGTGCAGATCAGGGCTAAGGTGGCTTCAGGACGCGACGCGGAAACGGATCTGCGCGTGATCAAGAGGTGAGGTGATGCGTGAGCTGGCTCTGTTCGCGGGCGCTGGTGGCGGGATACTCGGCGGGCACCTGCTCGGATGGCGCACCGTTTGCGCCGTCGAGCACGACGCCTATGCCGCAGGCGTACTTGTGGCTCGACAAAACGACGGCTGCTTGGCGCCGTTTCCCGTCTGGGATGACGTGTGCACCTTTAACGGACGACCGTGGCGAGGCGCTGTTGACGTCGTGTCTGGCGGCTTCCCGTGCCAGGACATCAGCAGCGCAGGAAAAGGCGCAGGGATCACCGGGGAGCGCAGCGGACTTTGGCGAGAGATGGCGCGAATCATTTCTGAAGTACGACCCCGATACGCGTTCGTGGAAAACTCACCGCTCCTTGTTCGACGAGGACTTGTTGTCGTCCTCGGTGACCTTGCCTCGCTGGGGTATGATGCGCGATGGGGTGTGCTGGGAGCTCACGACGTCGGAGCGCCACACAAGCGGGACCGCATTTGGATCGTTGCTGCCGACGCCTCAATCTGCGGATTGGAAGGGAGCGGTGTCCGCAACGGATTGCGCAGCTCGCCGTGTGCGGATGGGACAGACGAACTTGCCGGAGGCAATCGTGGAATCGTTGCGGATGTGGCCGACGCCAGTGGCCGATGGGGACCGCACGACGAACTACGCCCAAGGCGGCACGTCGCTGGGGTTTGCGGTGCGGAACTTGTGGCCGACGCCAACAAGCAGCGAGCACAAGTACCGACTGCAGGGCAACAGCCAGCAAAGCAAGAGCCTGAACGGGCAGGCTGGTGGAAAGTTGAACCCAACGTGGGTCGAGTGGCTCATGGGGTGGCCGCTCGGGTGGACCGACTGCGCTGCATCGGCAATGGACAAGTACCAGCGGTGGCGGCGTTTGCATGGCGCGTGCTTGGGGGTGGCCGATGAAACTGCGTGATTATCAGCAAGCCGCGGTGGACGCGGTGGTCAAGTATTGGGAGCGCGGCGGGCTCCACCCGCTCGTTGAGGTGCCCACCGGCGGCGGCAAGAGCGCGATCCTTGGCGCGCTTGCGCGCGTGGTCGTGCAGGACTGCGGCGGTCGCGTGGTGATCGCCACGCACCGGGCTGAGCTGATCGATCAGGACGCCGCAGCGTGCCGGCGCGTGTGGCCGCAGGCGCCGGTTGGCATCTACAGCGCCGCGCTCGGACAGCGGCGCGTCAGCGACATTACCGTGTGTGGGGTGGCGAGCGTCGCAAAGCGCGCCGACGTTCTAGGGCGCGTCGACGTGCTGATTGTCGACGAGGCGCACCTGATCCCGGCCGAAGGGGATGGGCAGTATCAGACGTTGGTGCGTGGGCTGCGCGAGGCAAACCCCGCGCTGCGCATCGTGGGGCTCACGGCGACGCCGTATCGGCTGTCGCAGGGCTACCTCACGCAAAATAGCGGGGCACTCTTCACATCGATCTGCTACCGCGTCGACGTGGCGAGCCTGATCGCGCAGGGGCACCTTGCGCCGCTGGTGACGGGCGCGGTCGGAGCGCAGATCGACACCGACGCGCTCGCCGTGCGCGCGGGTGAATTTGCTGCGCGCGACCTCGAGCTCGCGGCCGACGTGGCCAGCGTGACCGAGCACGTCGCCGATGACGTGGCTGCGGCGCTTCAGGCGGGCCGTACGTCGGCGCTGCTCTTTGGCGTGGGTGTCGCTCACGCGCACCACCTGGCCGAAGCCGTGCGCGATCGTGGCGTGTCCTGCGAGGTCATCGTGGGCGAGACCGAGCAGATGGTGCGTCAGGCGATCATCGGCCGCTTCCGTCGGCGGGAACTTCAGGCCATCGCATCGTGCGACGTCCTCACCACCGGCTTTGACGCGCCCGTCGTCGACACGCTGGCGGTCGTGCGCCCGACGTGTTCGGCGTCGCTATGGGTGCAGATGGTGGGCCGCGGCATGCGTCCCGCAGAGGGCAAGAGCGACTGCTTGGTGCTCGATTACGGGGGGAACATCGCAAGACACGGCCCCGTCGACGACGTGCGGATCAAGGAGCGCAAGGGCGAGGGCGGCGGCGACGCGCCGGTGAAGACGTGCCCGAACTGCTGCGCGCAGTGCCCTGCGGGCGCGCGGACGTGCAGCGAGTGCGACGCCGAATTCCCGCCACCGGAGAAAAAGGCGAACGCGCGCGCGTCCGATCTGCCGGTGCTGTCGACCGGGTCGATCGACGGCACCAAGACGACGGAGACGGTGCACGACGTTGCGGAAGTGGCGTTCGTGCGGCACGACAAGAGGGGCGGCGGCACTCCTAGCTTGCGCGTCGATTACTACGCGCCCGCGGCGTCGGCGTCGGCAATCCCGACGAAGATTGCGAGCGAGTGGATCTGCATTGAACACGAGGGCTTTGCGCACGCGAAGGCGTGCGGCTGGTGGGCGCGCAACGTCAACACTCGCATGCCCGACACCGTCGACGAAGCGGTCGAACGCCTGCGCGCGGGCGAGATGCGCCGTGCTGAAGCGATCAAGACGAAACCCGATGGGGACTTCACGCGCGTTGTGGGTTTGCTGCTCGCGCGCGGGCGCGAGCCTGGCGAAGACGACGACGTGACCGAGGCGCCGACGACGGCGCCGGTTGATCCTTTTGATGGCATCGACGATCTGCCGTTTTAAAGACAACGCCCGCCGAGGGAGAGACGGCGGGCGTTGCAGGGTGTTGTCGGAGACCACGACGTGACCGACGAAAAGAGCCTAGCCGTCGACACGACGACGTGCAAGGCACGAAAGAGGAGACCACGAAAATGACGAACGTTGAAATTGCACTTGCGCTGGCCAAGCGCGGCTGGCCGGTGTTTCCTGTCGGCGCGAACAAGCGCCCGATAATCAAAGACTGGCCGAATAGAGCCAGCCTCGACGAGGGCGCCATTCAGGGGATGTGGCGCGGCTACCCATCGGCGCTGGTGGCGATTGTCACCGGGCGACGCAGCGGCGTCTTCATCGTCGACGTCGACGCAGGCGACGACCACCCGATCCACGACAAGCTAGACCCCACGCTTGTCGTCGGAACACCACGCGGAGGGCGGCATTATTACTACTTGATGCCCCAAGGGCTCGACGACGACGACGTGCTGCGGAACACGCAGAAAGCAGATCGGTGCCTTGGCTTTGGCGACGTCGACACGCGCGGAAACGGCGGCTACGTCGTGGCGCCTGGCTGCGTCGTGGGCGAGGGCAAGGGATACGAGATCCTCGTCGACGTGCCGCCATTGCCGATGCCGTCGTGGGTGCTTGACGCGATGCGGGCTTACAAGCGCGCCAGCGTGGCGGCGCAGCGTGCGCTGGTCATGCCTGCGCGGCTTGACGATCGAAGCGTGGCGCTGCGCCGAGCTCGGGCCTACGCGGCGAAGATGCCGCCTGCGGTCAGCGGCAGCGGCGGGCACAACGCGACGATGGCGGTTGCGCGCGCGTGCGCTACGGGCTTCGGGCTGGCCGAGGGCGAGATCCTCGACGTGCTGCGCGAGTACAACGCGCGCTGCTCGCCGCCGTGGTCTGAGCGCGAGCTCGAGCACAAGGCGCGCGAGGCGGCGACGAAGCCCGACCCGAAAGGGAACTCGCCGGGGCACTTGCTCGCGTCGACGCTCGATGATCCGTTCCATGGCGCCGAGATCCACGGCGGCGGCGTGCTCGACCTTGCCGCGCTGTTACCGACCGAAATGATCGCACCGGGCGCCGTGGGCGCCGTCGAGCGCCAGCGGAGGGAGTTCCGGCGACTGCCGGAGCGGGACGACGCGTTGACGTGGCGCCTGTACGACGAGGTCGTCGCGCTTGGCGGGCTGTGCGCGACGTTCCCGCAGTGGGTGATCGCTGGGTCGGACTACCCGCAGCCAGGGCTGACGCTAGGCGCGCTTGTCGCGCTGGGGTCTGCGATCTGCGGTCGGCGGTGGACCTACGACCGGGCGACGTCGGCTCAGATCGTGGTCAACGTGGCCGAGACGGCGTCAGGGAAAGGGCGCCCACAGCAGGCGGTGACGCAGGCACTCGGGCGATCGTGGGCGCGCCTGGTCGGGCCGAATGACCTTTCGTCCACCGTGTCGACAATCGCGCGGCTTGAGCAAGCGACCTACGAGGGTCACGCGCTGCTAATGGTGCTCGACGAGTACGGCCCGCGGCTCAAAAGCCTGTTCGACGGCCGGTCAGGGCACCAGAGAGACACCCGGTCACTGCTGCTCACGATGGCGACGACAGGGACGGGCACCTACGTCGCAGCTACCTCGATGGCGCGCGGTGGGCAGGATCGGACACTGATCGCGCCGTCGCTGTCGATCCTAGGGTCGTCGACGCCTGCGGCGCTGCACGACGCCGTCGGGCAGCTTGCGGTCGACGACGGTTTTTTGGGGCGTCACCTGTGGTTTGAGGCGCTGTCGATGCTGCCGAAGCGCCAGCGGCCGGACCCGACGGCGCGCGACGTGCCGATCGCGGTGGCGGCAGCCATCGACGGGTGGAGGCAAGAGCATGACGAGTGGGTCAAGGCCAACCCCCATGGCGACACGGCCAAGGGTGACGCGATCCGCGTGTACGTGCCCGACGAAGTGCAAGACAGCGGGGGGATCGCGATCCTGGCTGACTACGGCGAGGACTGCGACGACCGGCGCCGAGTGCCGGTGGCGGGTGACGTCCCACCGGCGCTGCTCGGTCGGTGCGCCGAGCACGCGGGGCGCGTCGCGCTGGTCCTGGCCGTATTGCGCGCACAGCCAGGCGAGTGGCCCGTCGTGGACGAAGCCGTCGTCCTGTGCGCCATCGGCATCGTCGAGGCCTCTGCGGGCATCGTGGCGCGCTCTCTGCGGGACCATCAGGCGCCACGGTGGGACGACGCGGCGGGGCAGGTCGCAGCAGTCGAGGCGGCGATCATGGCCTGCGCCGACGGCGACGGGTGGGCGAGTAAGTCGGAGGTGCTGCGAGCGTGCCGCAAGCTCCGCGCCGCCGACGTCGACGCGGCGTGTGAGCGCCTGCGCACCGAGGAGCGGCTCGAGGTCATGGCGCGGGCGACGAAGGGGCGATCTGCGGTGTGCTTGCGATTGCTGGCGTGATCGAGTAGACTGAGCGTTGCCCGTTTCGATTTCCTGAACTTCTTGCCTTCTTTCCGAGGGGGTATAAGGGGAACGCGATCGAGATGGGTATAGGATCTGGATAGGAAGTTTGGGATCTTGTCAGATCCTTGGACAAGTGTTTTCTTTCGCTGACGCAGACTAAACCCGCCTACAGCGGCGGGTTTTTTCTTGCCTATTCGCGCAAAGCATGAAACAACGAACGAATGAACGAACCAGCAATCCTAGCGGCTGAACCGTTGACGGCACGCAAAAAGAAAGAACTCGGATGCGCTGACGCAGCGGCAAAGATCGTCGGCTACTTGGCAAACGGCCCGGCGCCACGATCAGAAATCTTGCGGCGGTTCTACAGCGTCGGCTTGACCGCTGGCGTACTTGACGAAACGTGCCGCGGCCTGCTCGACGACGGGACGATCGCTGTCGACCGCGTGCGGTCAAAGGGGCGCCCGGCTCTCGTGATCCGATTAACCGACGAGGCGCGTGCGGCGCTGGCCTGACGCACCGTCCGGCGGGGCGGCGCATCGTTGGCGCGATCCTAGCGGTTGCGCGTGGCGCGCAACGTGACCCTAGGAGGCGGCGGGCGATCTGCGGTCAAGCGTGCGTGCCTTGCCTGACCCGCAAAGAAAAACCTTTTACCTTAAGCACTATTGAAGATCCGGCCCCCGAAAGGGGGCCTTTCGCTTGCGCGTCGCCCGGTGGCGCGCTACACCTCGACGGCAAGCACGTACAGCGGTGGCGATGGGGGCATGGTGCCCCCGTCGTCGTTTTGTGTGCTAAGCTGAGTCTGGTTTCAGAGAAAACAGGAAGCGTGCCAACATGGCGAAGTTTCAGAAAGGGCAGAGCGGCAACCCTTCCGGCCGCCCCAAGCTTCTGCCCGGCGTGATGACTCGCGCCGAGGCACTGTCGGCGCTGGCGAACCTGGTTCCGTCGGCGCTTGAGGCGTTGCAGGCGTGCCTCGTCAGCGATGACGAGAAGGTGCGCCTACGGGCGGCTGAGCTCGTCCTTGAGCGGCACTTGGGCAAGGTGAGCGAAGCGCAGCCTGTGCAGCAGGACGACGAGGGCAAGGTCGACACGGTGGACTTCGTGCCGGCGGTCGTGACGACGACGGCGGCAGAATGACGCGCACAGACGGGATCGGGACCATCGTGCGCGGTGACGTGGTCGTGCTCGTGCTTGGCTCGACGCGGACGGAGATGAGCGCAGACGCCGCGCGCGCGGTGGCGACTCTGCTGCTGACCGGCGCAGATCTGGCCGAGGGCAGCGACGTCACCGAGCGCGACGACGACGAGCCGACGACGGGGCGAGGGGACGCGTGACGGGCGCGCGAGGCGTGGCCCAATTCGGGCAGCGTCACCTCGAAGTGCTGGCCGACCGTGGGCCGGGCGTGCGCGTGGTGTCGGGTGGGTATGGCTCGGGCAAGACGAGCTTGGGCGTCGCGTTCCTGCTCGACCTGGGGCTGCGTGAGGGCCACGCCGGCCCGATCCTCGGGTGCGAACCGACCTACCCGATGGTGCGCGACGTGATGGAGAGATCGATTGCGGAGAACCTCGGCCGCTGGGGCGTGCCCTATCGGCACTGGAAGCAGGCCCATATTTTCGAGGTGGGCAGGGCGCGCAAGTTTGAGGTCTGGTGCCGCAGCCTCGACCGTCCGCGCTCGACGGAGGGGATCAACGCAATCGGGGCATGGATCGACGAGTGGGAGCTTTGCGACGTCGAGGCGCTCGTGCCCGCCATGCAGCGCGTGCGCGTCGGTGGCGCACTTGAGACGCTGCTGACCGGCACGCCCGAAGGCTACGGCCCTGCGTACGAGCTCATCCTCGCAAAGCCAAGCCCGACGACGCGCGCGTACGTAATCCGCACGCGCGACAACCCCTTCTTGCCCGCGTCCTACATCGACGACAGCAAAGCGAGGCTCGGCACCGACGAGGCGATCTCTGAGAAGCTCGAGGGCGTGCGCACGGCGCGCGGTGGCCGCGTCTATGCCCGCTTCGCCCGGCAGACGCACGCTGTCGCGCCGGCCGTGGTCAAGCCTGGCAGGGGCAGGCTTGCCGTCGGGTGCGACTTCAACGTGCGCGCCATGCAGTGGGTCGTGGCCGAGATCG